AGTGTAATTTCCAAGTTTGCACAAGATGCTGTTGTAGAAACAGGTATCTTACCAGATGATAACTACGAACATATAGTAAAGATTGCAGGAAGTTTTGGTGGTGTTGATAAAGAGAACCCTAGGGTTGAGATGTGGATAAAAGAAGTTTAAAGGAAAACAATGAGTAACGAAGAATTAAAACATATGACTAGAGAAGAGATAGCAAGTGAACTTATGTATTACGATGAGTATTTAGAGTATTATGAAGCACTTACACAAGCTGATGTTATGCTTAATAACTTAGAGGAGTTATCGTGTGGTACAGAATGAAAGCGAATTTAGCCACCATACTTCTTGTGATACTTGTGGTTCTTCTGATGCAAACAGTGTTTATACTAACGGTAGTAGCTACTGCTTTGCCTGTGAAACCTGGTGTCCTCCAAGTGACTCTGGCTCTACAAAAGCAACTAAGAACTCTAAGTATTTTAATATGATTACATCGGACTATCAAGCACTTAGTGCTAGGAAAATACCTGAAAGTATATGTAAACAATATAAATATGGTATAGGTGAGTTAGGTGGTAAGGTTTGTCAGATAGCTACTTATTACAATAAGGACAGACAACCTGTAGCACAGAAAGTTCGTTTCAAAGATAAAACTTTTAAGTTTCTTGGGGATACTAAAGATGCTGTTATGTATGGTCAACAGTTATGGTCATCAGGTGGTAAGAAACTTACAATAACTGAGGGTGAATTAGATGCATTATCAGTTGCAACAGCCTTTGACGGTAAATACCCAGTTGTAAGTATAACATCAGGTGCTCAGAGTGCTAAGAGAGAATTATCCAAACATCTTGAATGGATTAGTAGTTTCGAGGAGATTTACTTATGGTTTGATAATGATGAACCTGGTAGGAAAGCGGTAGAAGAGTGTGTTAACATACTCCCTATCGAGAAAGTCAAGATAATAAGACATCCTGACTACAAAGATGCTAATGAGTTACTAATTGCAAAAGGTAAACCTAGCCTCGTCAATGCTTTCTACAATGCTGAAACATACAGACCAGAAGGGATTTGTGTTCCTGAAGATATTATGGAAGAGGCTCTAAAGCCAGTTGAGGTTGGTCGTCCTTGGTTCTTTGAGAAGATAACACAAATAACTTATGGTAGAAGACTAGGTGAGATTGTATCTCTAGGTGCTGGTGTATCTGTAGGTAAAACAGATGTTATTATGACATCAATAGCTTATGACTTAAAGCAAGGTTACAATGTAGGTACTTTTATGTTGGAACAGTCTACGAGAGAGACACTTTTAAGAATCTCTGGTAAGATTGATGGATGTTTTTATCACCTACCTAATCAAGACAATGACCCTGAGAAGCTTAAATCTACTATACAAGGCATAAAAGGTTTGTATATCTACGATAACTTTGGTATGATTGACTGGGATACAATAAGCTCTAAGATTAGATTTATGAAACACTCTTTTGGTGTAGAACATTTCTATATTGACAACCTAACAGCTCTCAATGCAGCTGCTGATGATGAACGTCGTAATCTTGATAAGCTTATGGCTGAGGTAGCAGGGCTAGCACAGGAACTTAATGTATGGATATGCCTTGTAAGTCACTTAAACCCTCCTAAGAAAGGCAACAGTCACGAAGCAGGTGGTAAGGTTGAACAGAACCAATTCACTGGTTCAAGGGCAATTATGCGTTGGTCAGCACTTATGTTAGGTGTTGAAAGAAACACAATAGCAGAAGATATTGAAGAGCGTCAGAAAGGACTTATAAGAGTCATTAAGGATAGGTTCTCTGGAGAGGCTACAGGACAGACTATAGGTTTTAGGTATGATACAGATACAGGTGCTTTGTTAGAGGCTGATGATATAGACCAGTTAGATGGTTTAGAAGATGAAGATGGTGAGGAGGATTTTTAAGATGGAATATTTAGGGAGAACTAAAGTATGTAGTAAGTGTAATAGAGAACTGCCTACTGATATGTTCTATAAAAGGGGTGACTCTACTAGACTTAGGAGTCACTGTAAAGACTGTTTATCTAAAAAAGCTAAAACTAGAGGGTATTACGATGAAGAATTTAGAGAGAAAGGGAAATTACGTAGTAAAGAACACCATTTGAGGACTGCTTATGGTTTGACGATGTCTGAATGGGAATTACTAAGTAAAAATGGATGTTATATATGTGGAGGGTACGACAGATTATGTGTTGACCATTCTCATAAAACTGGAGCTATTAGAGGGTGCTTATGTCATAAGTGTAATGCGGCTATAGGTTTATTAGGTGATAATGAAGAAGGCGTTAGGAGGGCATATGACTATATTATACGATTTGGAGACTGATGGTTTACTTATAGATACGACACAAATACATTGTGGTGTATGTTATATAGTAGAAGAAGATAGATATATAGGTTTCAGTTCAAGAGCGCTTAAAGGCTCTTCAGGTGACATTCAAGATATGCTAGAACTTCTACAAAAAGCTGATACAGTAGTGGCACATAATGGTATTAAGTTTGATAATATGGTTATACAGAAGTTATTTAATGTTAATTTAACTAAAGACAAGAAAAATATTGATACTTTAATTTGCAGTAAACTTATGTATCCTGACGCTATGAAATTAGATACTCGTAGGAGAGCGATGCCTCCTAGATTAAAAGGGTCACATAGTTTAAGAGCCTGGGGTTATCGTTTAAAAACTATGAAAGATGATTACGAAGGAGGATGGGAGGAACTTAATCAAGAAATGTTTGACTATTGCTTTCAAGATGTTAAAGTTTTAAAATCTATCTACAATCACTTCTTAGAACAAGGTTTACCACCTAAGGAAGCTATAGCCCTTGAACAAGGATTTGCTCATATTATAGCTCGTCAAGAACAGTATGGTGTATTGTTTGATGTTAAAGCTGCTCAGAAGCTTCACATAGAACTTGAAGAGGATAAGTTAGCTATGGAACAAGAGGTACTTAAGGTATTCAAACCGTTACCTATATTCACTAAGAAAAATGAGATTAAAAACAAATACAAAAAAGATGGCACTATATCAGCTGTTTATCAAAAGCAATTAGATAAAGGCTTCTATTTTAACAAAGAAGGCATATGGGGTGTTGATGTAATTACAGAGTTTAACCCATCAAGCAGACAACACATAGCTTATTGGCTTAAAGAACTCTTTGACTGGACATCATCAGAAACAACTGATAAAGGAAACCCTGTGATTAACGAGGGTATCCTAAAAGGTGTTAACATACCTGAGGTACAAATACTAGCTAAATATTTTAATGTAACTAAACTGTTAGGTCAGTTAGCTACAGGTAAACAAGCCTGGCTTATGCAGGTTAGAGATGATGGTAGGATACATGGTGCTGTAGCTACTCTAGGAGCTGTTACAAGACGATGTACACATAGTAAACCTAATATGGCTCAAGTACCTAGTCCAAGGGCTTATAAAGGACCTGAGTGTCGTAAACTGTTTGTAGCTAAGGATGGTTACAAGCTAGTAGGCTGTGATGCAAGTGGTTTAGAACTACGTGTGTTAGCACATTTTATGGCTAAGTATGATGGAGGAGCTTATGGAAGAACAATACTCGAGGGAGATATACACTCAGCAAATCAAAAAGCTGCTGGATTACCAACGAGAGATAATGCCAAAACTTTTATCTATGGGTTCCTGTATGGAGCAGGAGCAGCGAAGCTTGGTGAAATCGTTGGAGGTGGATTTAAGGAGGGCGATAAACTTAAAAAACGTTTCCTTAGAAAACTACCAGCTATAGCAAAACTTGGAGAAGCTGTTGTTGGAGCTGTTAAAAGGAATGGCACACTAAAAGCACTTGATGGTAATCCTTATTTAATACGAAGTGAACACTCAGCATTGAATGTGTTGCTTCAAGGTGCTGGTGCTCTTGTAATGAAATACTGGTTGATAGAATATGATAAACAACTTCAACAAGAGTTTATTGTAGGTGAAGACTATGAGTTTGTATTGAATGTGCATGATGAGGCACAGGTAGAATGTAGAGCTGATATAGCTGAAAGAGTTGGTGAGATTGCTGAAGAAGCTTTTGAGACTATAACAGAGAAGATAGGCTTCAGGATTAAACTTGAAGGTGAAGCAAAGATAGGAGATAATTGGTATGAAACACACTAAACGTATGGTAATTATAAATGAATATCCACAACAGGTAATGATAGTTGGGTATTAATTAAAAAATGCAGAAGACGCTAAGGCTGTAATAGAAAGCCTACAAAGATTTTTAAAGGATTACAATGAAAACAACTAGAGGATGGAATGGCTTACCAGCCTTCTCGAAAGATATGTATGAGGAACGTTACTTCCTTGATGGAGAGACATATAGTGACTGGGTAAAACGTATGAGTAAATATAGTGACGATAACGGAATGTTCAATAGAATTACAAAATACATACACAACTATTGGTTCCACCCTTCGACACCTATAGCATCTAATGGTAAATCACCTGAACGTGGCTTACCTATCAGCTGTTATGTAAATGAAGTAGAAGATAGTAAACAAGGTATTTTTAGTAAGTTTACAGAGAACAACTGGCTTGGTGCTGAAGGTGGAGGTATAGGAACCTCTTGGAGTAATGTAAGAGCTATAGGAGAAAAGGTAGGGACTAATGGACAGTCTAGTGGTATCATGCCTTTCATTAAGGTGTCTGATAGCTCTACACTAGCAGTAAGTCAAGGTGGTTTACGAAGAGCATCCCAAGCTGTTTATCTTGATGTAAGTCACCCTGAAATTGAGGAGTTTATAGATGTTAGAAGACCTACTGGAGATGGTAACCGTCGTAGCCTTAACGTTCATCACGGTGTTGTTATCCCTGATTCCTTTATGGAAGCCGTTGAATCTAGGGATACTTGGGACTTAATTTCACCTAAAACTAAAGAAGTTGTTTCAACAGTAGATGCTTTTGACCTATTTAAGAAGATGCTTATAGCCCGTATGGAGACTGGTGAGCCTTATATATTGTTTAAAGACAATGTAAATCGTTTAGCTCCTGAAGAGTACAAGGCAGCTAACATGGGAGTATCTATGAGTAACTTATGTGCTGAGATAACTCTACACACAGCTCCAGACTACACCGGTGTATGTTGTCTAGGCAGTATAAACTTAGAATACTGGGATGAGTATAAAGATGAGTTAGAACAGTTTATATACGACTGTACTAGGTTTCTTGACAACGTTCTTCAAGACTTCATAGACCTTACAGAAGGTAAACCAGGGTTTGAAGCTGCTAGAAAGTCTGCGTTGTACGAAAGAAGCTTAGGGCTTGGTGTAATGGGCTTCCATAGTTTGTTACAAAGTAAGATGATACCTTGGGAAAGTCCTATGGCTAAAGGTTTGAACTTACAGATATTTAAAGATATTAATATAGCTACAAATAAAGCTAATATAGAAGCTGCATACCTTTTTGGAAGATGTAAACTATCTGAAGATACAGGTACATATCGTAGAAACACTCATATGACATCCATAGCTCCTACAGCTTCTATAAGCACTCTTTGTAATGCTACAAGTCAAGGAATTGACCCTAGGTTAGCTAATGGTTATATACATAAAACTAATATAGGTAGCTATACAGTTAAGAATAAATATCTACAAGATATTATAAACAAACATCTGTATGATAAACACAAGGATAGTTCAGCGTGGAAAACTGCTAGTGAAGATATTTGGAAGTCTATCATTAAGAATGCAGGTTCTATACAGCATCTTGACTTCCTAACAGACTATGAAAAGGATGTATTCAAAACAGCTATTGAAATAAATCAATTCGTTACAGTTGACTTAGCTTGTGATAGAGCACCTCTAATAGACCAAGCACAGAGTGTAAACCTATTTGTACCTGCTGATGAGAATGTTGAGAATTTATATAATCTACATATTCGTAGCTGGAAGAATGGTTTGAAGTCTTTATATTATTGTAGAAGTACTGCTGCTACAAGAGCTGATAGTTCTAGTAAAGCTAGAGAGATTATAGGTGTTGATGAATGCCTTAGTTGTCAATAAAGGAAACAAATGAGCTTAATAAAACAAACAACTAAATACCCAATGTATAAACCAATGAAATATGAGTGGGCTTATACTTACTGGAAGACCCACGAGAAACTACATTGGACTGAGGAGGAAGTACCTTTGGCAGATGATGTAAAGGACTTCAATAAAGCCTCCAAAGAGGAGCGTGAGTTCATTACAAATGTGTTACGATTGTTCACACAAAATGATATACTTGTTGGTGCTGGTTATGATGTAATGTTACGAATATTCAAACCAACAGAGGTTCAAATGATGCTTAGAACATTTGCAAACAGAGAGAACACACATATCAGTGCCTATGCGCTACTAACTGAAACACTTGGTTTTGGTGATGAGATTTATAGTGAGTTTCTAGAGATACCTGTAATGGAAGGTAAAACTGATTATCTTGATAAAGCTAAAGTTAAGAAGTACGAGGAGTACAAAGCTGATGGTATGACTGACGCTGAGGTTGATGAACAGTTCAGAAGAGCTGTAGCTCGTATGTTAGCTGTGTATGCTGGGGCTACTGAAGGTATCTCTTTGATGGCTCAGTTTGCGATGCTGTTAAAATTCCAGTTTCAAAACAAATACAAAGGTGCTTGTCAGATTGTTGACTGGAGTATCAAAGATGAAGCACAACATCAAGAAGGAAACTCTAAACTCTTTAGAACCTTTATAGAGGAAAATCAAGACATCTGGGACGATGAGCTTAAGTTTGACATATATGAGGCTGTTAGGGAGATTGTAAGTTACGAAGAGGCTCTTGTAGATTACTTGAACCCTCCACATATGGATAAAGAAGATGTTAAACAATACATCAGGTATCAAGCAGATAATGCCTTGAAACTGTTAGGAATGAAGGCTAATTACAATATAGAAACTAACCCATTGCCATATATGGATGAGGTTACAGCTGGTGTAAGCCTTGTAAACTTCTTTGAACAGAGGGTTACAGATTATGCTAAAGGTGCTTTAACAGGCTCATGGGATGATTTAAAGAACAAAGGAAGTAAATAATATGTTAGAAACAGCTAAATGGAACTACAAAAGAGGAAACACAAAGTTTGACTATGACCTTGAGACTTCTATGTTAGAAGAGGAAGCACAAGAGTTTAAAGAAGGTCTTGAAATGTATTTTGAGGCTTTAGGTACAGATAATGATACACTACCTGCTCTTGTTGAAATGGTAGATGCTTACTGTGATTACAAGTTTGTATTTAATGGTACAATGTTTAAAGCGTTAGGTACTTCTACACAATTAGTAGGGCCTACAATACACCTAGACTATATGTATGGTATACTAGGAGAACTCGGTTTACTTTCTATTCTTGGAAAGGCTTACTCTGCAGTTACAGTAGCTAATAACGATAAAGGAAGTAAGAAAGTAAATGGTAAAATACAGAAAGGTGATTCTTGGATTGACCCTAAACTTATCATAGAGAACTTAATAAAAGGTGTAATATAATGATAGCTGCATCATTTGATACAATAGCACCTAAAGCACAGGTAGGAGGTACTCATTATGAGGATAAGAATGTACAACCTATAGCATACATCGAGGCTAACTGCCTTGGTTTTCACGAAGCTAATATAGTTAAGTATATAACAAGATATAAAGATAAAAATGGTTTAGAAGACTTAGAGAAAGCTAAATGGTACCTTGAACGTCTTATATTACTTACAAAATATGGACCAGTGGAGGATAACTCTTGATAGCTTTGATAGATGGAGACTCTTTAATATATAGAGCAGGGTTTGCTATAGAAGAAGAGTTAGATGATGGTACATTTTATGTTGATTTACAGAATGCTAAAGACTATATGGATGGTCTTATAGATAGTATTGTATTTACAACAGATTGTGACGAGTATGAGTTGTGGTTAACTGGTAAGGAAAACTTTAGATATGATATAGCTAAAGAGTGTCTTAAAGATGATTACAAATTCAATCGTAAGGCGTCTAGAAAGCCTGATAAGTTCGACGAGATGTGGGACTATCTTAGAAAGAAACATAAAGCTAAAGTAACTCCATTCTGTGAAGCAGATGATGTTGTAGTTACAAAGAAAACTGAGTCACCTAATGACTATGTGTTGTGTGCTATTGATAAAGATGTATTATATCAAACAGAGGGTACTCACTATAACTATGGGAAGGATGAGTTTGTTAAAGTCACTAAAGAAGAGAGTATTTACTATGCTTACCTCCAGACGCTCACAGGAGACACAACAGATGGTTACAAAGGTGCATTTAGAATTGGACCAACGAAAGCTGTAGCTATCTTAGGTGTTCCAGATGGTAACAATAAGATGATTGAAGATGTATTGAAGAAAGCTAAAGCTAAACCTGAGAAGATAAAGATGTTACTAAATGGAACACAATACAATGAACGTCAGTTGTGGGCTAAGGTACTATGGACATATAGAAAGTGTAACCAAACGAAACACGAGGCTATAGCTACTATGAGACTTGCTAATATGCACCAGCTCACTAGGAACTCTAAAGGTAAGTTAGAGCTTAAACTATGG